AACGAAAGTGAATCTAAAGTTGTTAAAGAAGAACTTGACGAAGCATATCGTACGGTTGGTCATCTTAAATCGGTAATCAACGAAGTTAATCTTCTAAACGCAAAACTTCTTTACACGAACAAATTGTTCAGAAACTTTGATCTTAACGAAGGTCAAAAAATGAAAGTTATTGAAAACTTTGATAGAGCAGCAAACACAAGAGAAGCTAAACTAGTATTTAGTACTTTGGCAGAATCTTTCAAAAAGCCTAGTAGAGGTAAAAGAAAGGTAGTTAAAGAATCAAGATCATTAGCATCTAAACCTGTTGCAACAACTGCTCCAAGCAAAGCAACAACTCAAGTATTAACTGAAGGCTTTGAACAAGCCAACCGTTGGAAGAAACTAGCGGGTTTAATTAAATAAACTTTAAAAAAAGGAAAACAAAAAATGAGTTTAAATTCATTATTACAAAGTCCTGACGCTTCTCAAAGAAATGCTGTTAAAGCACACGTTTCAAAATGGGAAAGAACAGGTCTATTAGAAGGTCTTACTAGTGAGACTGAAAAAGCCGGAATGGCTACTCTGCTTGAAAATCAAGCAAGACAACTAGTAAAAGAATCAAATGCTACGGGTACCGCAGCAGGTTCTGAGGAATGGGCAGGAGTTGCTCTTCCATTAGTAAGAAGAATCTTTGCTGAATTTGCAGCTAAAGAATTCGTATCAGTTCAACCAATGAACTTGCCATCAGGTCTAGTATTTTACTTAGACTTTAAATATGGTACAGCTGTACCTGGATTTGATGATGACAATGCTGATGTTCCTGGAGACAATGGACATCCATTTGGAACTCCAGAAGCTGACGATTCAATGTTTGGTGTAACTAATACATCAGGTGATCCAACCGGTGGTCTTTATGGTGCTGGTAGATTTGGATATTCAATTCCAACTCAAACTGGTACTGCCGCAACTGTATCTGCAGGAGCCTCTACAGGTTCTTTAGCAGCAGCTGCATCTGCAACTAGTGCATCATTAAACTTTGATTCACTTTACACTGCCAATTCTGGTCAGTATTTTAATTTAACAGTACCAGTACCAGTTAACGCTGATCCATTGGCTGTTAGATCATTTACAGTGATTTCCGGATCTACAGAAGTTGTTCCAGTACAAGCATTCTCAACAATTGATGCTAACTTTACTGCATCAATGGTAGTAACAATGTCATTGGCAGCTGGAATTCAAGATGCGATCACGAATAATACATTTAACATCAACTATAGCTTGGCTCCAACGGATACAACTAGAGGTGATTTTGAAGACAAAAATCCATTCAAAGGTAACGCTGGTGGAACAAGTGGTATTAACGAAGGTACAGATATTGATATTCCAGAAGTTAACTTGGAACTTCAAAGTGAGCCAATCGTTGCTAAGACTCGTAAGTTAAAGGCTGTATGGACTCCTGAGTTCGCTCAAGACCTTAACGCTTATCACTCTATCGATGCAGAAGCAGAATTAACTTCAATGTTATCTGAGTATGTATCAATGGAGATCGATTTAGAGATTCTTGATATGTTGATTTCATCTGCTCCAACTACTGAGTATTGGTCAGCTGTTAACAATGAGATCTGGAATGGATCGGCATTCGATCAAACGTCTGCTGTTACTGGTGGGTTCTATAACACGCAAGGTGGATGGTTCCAAACTCTTGGTACGAAATTGCAGAAAGTTTCAAATAAAATTCACCAAAAGACATTGCGTGGTGGTGCTAACTTCTTAGTTACATCTCCAGCAGTTGCAACTATCCTTGAATCTATTCCTGGATTTGCTGCAGACACAAATGGTGACAAAATGGAATTTGCCGCAGGTGTACAAAAGATTGGTGCAATCAATAACAGATACACTGTTTATAAAAATCCATACATGAAAGAAAATGTAATTCTTATGGGCTTCAGAGGAGCACAATTCCTAGAAACAGGAGCAGTTTTCTCTCCATATGTACCTCTTATCATGACTCCATTAGTATATGATCCGGTAAACTTCACTCCACGTAAAGGTGTCATGACACGTTACGCGAAGAAAGTAGTTCGTCCAGAATTCTACGGAAAAGTATATGTGAAAGGATTGGAGACTCTTTAATAGTTAAACAGTTAAACACTTTTTAATTTAAAGAATTAACAATTGAATGGGAAAAGGGGGGCTTCGGCTCCCCTTTTTTACTGTTTTGATATTTATATAAAAAAGAAATAATATGGCAGTTCCAAGAATCAAATACGAAATGTTTGCAGATATACGGTATGACGGCCGACTTGTAGACGTGTTAGATCGAATCAGAGCAATACGTTTAGTTTTAATGGTTCATATAGAACAAGACTTGGGACCTAATAAAGAGTTGGTTAAAATTAAAATCTTAACACCGTACCCAGCAAATAAAACATTTCAAGCAATTCGACAACTATGTTTAGGTAAAATTGAAACACTTAAAGATATGTCATATCGTCAAACAACACTTACTAAATTAAGCTAAAAAGGTTATAATATGTCGACACCAAACCGGGTCAAGACCCCTCCAAAAAACAGTATTAAATTTTCTATAACATTATCAGAAGAACAAAAACAAGCAAAAGCTAAAATATTAAAAACACCATTTAACTTTATATTAGGTAAAGCTGGTTCAGGTAAAACATTGTTAGCAGTACAAGTAGCATTAGACAAATATTTTAAACGAGAAGTTGACAAAATTATTATTACTCGTCCTACTGTATCTACTGAAGATAATGGATTCCTACCTGGGTCTTTGGAAGAAAAAATGAGCGAATGGCTTGTTCCTATACGAAGTAACATGAGAAAAGTTTACAATAAACCAGAATTATTAGAAAAAATGGAAAAAGAAGAAAATATTGAATTAGTTTCATTAGCCCATTTTAGAGGACGTACTTTTGATCATTCAATATGTATTGTAGATGAATTTCAAAACCTAACTAAACAACAACTACAAATGGTTGTGAGTCGGTTAGGCAAACATAGCACTATGATATTATGTGGAGACCGGTATCAAATTGATTTAAAATATACCAACGATTCTGCTATACATGAGGTACCAAAAATTAAAGAATCGAAATATGTTAATGAAATTATTTTAACAGATAACCACCGACATGAATCTTTAGAAGAGATTTTGAACCTTCTAAATGAAAAGTATTGATATTTATAATAAAAGGAAAATATGGACTATTCAGAAAATAAACCAATTTGGCCCGGTAGTTCGTCATTTGCGCCTGGAAAAACACCATTTGGATTTTTTGATAATGATAATGCATTTCAAAGTGAAGCAGATAGTTTTGCTGTCTTTGCTGCCAATCATGTTGGATATCCAATCATGGATGTTGAACTATTAGACATAAATTTTTATACGGCATTTGAAACTGCAGTTATAGAATATTCCAATCAAGTTAATCAAAATAACATTGTTAACAATTTAATAAACACATTAGGCGTAGACACTGGATCGAGTTTTTTAACTGGCGATGGATTTACTGGAGCATTAGTAGGAGGTAATTTAGGTTATATTACTAAGCTATCAAAAACATATGGAACAGAAGCAGACTCCGGAGGTAATGTAAAATGGCATACTGCATCAATTGACGTACAAGACGGACAACAAACATATAGTATTAGAAAAGCTGTATCTGCATCATTAGGTGTAGACATTACCAATAATAATGGTATCGAAATTAGAAAAGTTCTTCATAATACGCCTCCAGCAATAGTAAGATATTTTGATCCATTCGTAGGAACTGGATTAGGTTCACAACAACTTTTAGATGCATTTGATTTTGGAGGATTTTCTCCTAGTGTCAATTTCATGATGATGCCATTGCATATGGATTTATTCCGAATTCAAACTATTGAAATGAACGATCGAATTAGAAAATCCGCATTTTCATTTGAAATTCATGGAGATGATATCAAATTATATCCAGTACCAGGAACACAAGGTACTATATCTACACCATTTTATGACAAAGTTTGGTTTGAATTTATGTATGAAAAAGACAAAACGAATGATGGGGTATTATTTGGGAATAGCGCACTTTTAAACGGTGTAGTCACAGACGCATCTAATATACCATACTCATATCAAAAGTACACCAATATTAATGATATGGGGCGTAGTTGGATATATAGATATGGAGCGGCTCAAGTCAAAGAAACATTGGGATATATTCGTAGCAAATATTCAAATGTACCAATCCCGGGAGGAGAAGTAACACTAAACGGAGGAGATTTGGTTAGTCAAGGTCAGTCTGAAAAAGAAGCATTAATTACTCAGCTTCGAGAATTTTTAGAAAAATTGACAAAAGAACAAATGCTCACAAGGCAAGGGGCGGAAGCTACTCAACAAATGGAAATATTAAGCAAAGTTCCATTAAAAATATATATAGGATAAAACATGGCATTATTTGGTGGACAACGAGATGCTAAATTTGTAGCAGCAATTAACTCAGAATTAATCAACGCAATAATTGATACTGAGATAGAATTTTACAAATTAATAGTTGGACCATCAAACTCAAATATATACGGAGAATCAGAAAATAAATCGTATTATGACTCTATATTAATACCATGTGTGATTACCAAAGACGAAAAAAATTCAAATATGGACGATTATGGACACACATATACTAGAACGGGTAAATTTGCTATATCTAGAGATATATTAGTTAGAGCAGACTTTTATCCAGAAGTTGGAGATATATTGCTTTGGGACAATGAATATTTTGAAGTAGACAATGTTGATGCAAATCAATATTTTGTAGGTAAAAACCCAGAAACATGGCCCAATGGCGACGATCATGGATATAGTGTGTCAGTAATGGTAGACGCTCATGTTACTCGTCAAACACCACAAGGCATTAAAGATATAAGAACTGGAGGCAACAATGCTTCTCCAGCATTTAAAGGATAGCCGTGCCTAGATATAACAGAAAAAATATAGATCGCAAAACAAATAAACCTAGTCCTAAACGCACAGAAGGTATATTTGATGATCCAATATTAAATCGGGCCGAGCAAACAAGACGCGACGATGATGTAATACGAAGTGCGCAGCGAACAGTATATGATATTGATTATGCCATTAAATGGTATATTGAAAATGAAATAGAACCACAAATTACTGCTAATAAAAACCTGATAAATATTCCTGTTATATTTTCAAATGGAGAAAAATGGGATAATGTTCGTCGTTTAGGATATATTAGAGATGAAAAAGGAATGCTTCAATCTCCGCTTATTATGATAAAACGTAGTTCAATGCAAGAGCGAGACAATAAAAAAGGATTAGATGTTAATCGTACACTTTCAGATAATCGTATAATATACAAAACAAAATATAATAAACGAAATAGGTATGAAGATGAATTGTTTCCAATTCCAACAAATATACCAACTAATTCGGATAAAGTATATGTAATTGATATACCAAAATATGTTACAGTTGAATATGAAATGATGATTTGGTGTGATTTTACAACTCAAATGAATGATGTAATAGATCAAATATTACCATATGGTAGATTTGCTTGGGGTAATGAACAAAATCGATATGAAACTTCTATAGGCAATGTTAGTTTTGAAACTGTTAATACAACAGGCGAAGATCGTTTAGTTAGAGCAACTATACCGTTAACAGTATTAGGAACTCTTTTATCAGAACATGAAACTAAAATTGCAACTTTAAAAAAAATGTACTCAGTTAAAAAATTAGTATTCGATATGGTAGTAGATGTAAATACTAATATATTTAATACTACAATTGTACCGCAACAATTATTAAATGCATCACAAACGATTGCCGGCGGAGGTAGTGTTATTGTTAATGGCGGAGGAAGTAAAACATCTGTTGATAGCACTACAATGTTATACCTAACAAATTTAACAGATCAAACTGCTACATATGTTTCTGCAACGGAAGTCAGCATTACAGCTACGCCAGCACAAAATCCAACCACTTTGCAATTTGCCGTTAAAAATGAATTTGATGTGTATGTAAATGGTCAATACATAGACAAAGCAGCGTATACGTGGACACCAGATGAAAACACAACACAAACAATTGTATTTAATACAGGAACATTGGGATATGATATTTTGAATACAGACACTGTTATTGTTAATGGGAGATGGGCATAATGGCTAGACAAATTAGACCAGGCCAGCTCCAGGAAAATGTATTATATAATATATCAGCAAGTTATGCTGTTACAGCATCATATGCAATGAATGGAGGTGGTGGCGGGGTTCCATCCGGCACAGTTTCAGGATCAGCACAAATCACAGAATTAGGATTTGTTACAAGTAGCGCAACGTCATCATTTGTAACTAATTCACAAACCGCATCGATGAGTGTTGCAACAGCAAGTTATGTTACATCAGCCCAATCAGCTAGCTATATATTAGCAGCTAATATCGATCAACCATTTACGACAGTATCTGCATCTGGAATATTGAATACTGGTGGTGGCAACTTTAATATTGCTGGTAACGGTGATGATGTTGTTATATCTACAGGTACATCTGCATTTGTGGTAGAATCTGAAGCGCAGTTTAAAGATTCAGTTAATATTGATTTAGCTACAAATAGACAGTTAATTGTTAGTGGTGGACGAGTTGATCTTCGAAACGCATTAGGTGTTAGTGGATCGTTTAGCGGAAGCTTTGAAGGAGATGGATCTGGATTAACCGGTATCACTGCAGAATGGGATGGTAGTCATCTTGGAAATGCATCTATAACCGGATCATTGATATTATCTGCTTCATCCGGCACTACCTCAAATACGCTTCAAATTGGAAAGAATGGATACGAGCATTTTATTTTTGGTAAAAATGCTGATGATTCAACCTTCATGAATATATATGCAAGGCCATTCACGGATCCGGATTTGTTTCAAATAGCGTATTCTTCAAATACATCGACAACAGCTGAATTGGCTTTAGGAGCATCGACAGTTGAGATTGGTGATATGGAGGGGTCTTCTGGAAATGATACTAAACTGTTGATAAACGCAGATGCTGGATATGGTGATGTTGGATTCCAATTCACCAATCATCCTATAACTGTACTCGGAAGCATAACATCATCAGGTAACATTAGTTCAAGTGCCGCGTCAACCGCATCATTTGGAACATATTTAGGCGATGGTTCACAATTATCTGGTATATCATCCACCCCATTTCCATTTACCGGCGATGCAGTTATAACTGGATCATTAATCTTATCTGGATCTTTGCCTTTACTGTCACTGCCAGATGCTCCAAAAGCTGCCATAGTAATATCAGGCAGTAATGATGGAACGAGATTACGCATATATGATACTGAAGATAATTTAAGTCCAGTTTATACAGAAGGAGCTGGTATTGTGTTAACTGGTGGTGAAGGCGCTGCTCAATCAATATTAGAAATGTCAGCAGTTGGATCTGCTAATGGTGGTAGTAATAATGAACAGACGTTTATCAGATCAAGTGAAACCTTAAACATTACTGCCGCTGCCGCATCAACTGGCCAGAATATAAAAATCAGAGGTACAGCTTGGGGTTGGAACCTTAATTCCTCCAACTCTGGAACAGACTTAATATTTATTACTAATGGAGGAGCTACACGATCGACACTAGAGCTAGGAACAACTACTGGAGTAGCAGGAACTGGTGTTGCGTTATCTTCTAGAACCGCAGCAGTCGACTTTACAATTGTAGCTGGAGGTAATACGTGGTTAGATATGTCTTCAACAAAAGCTACCTTTATAGCTGATGTATCTTCGAGTGCAGCTTCAACCGCATCATTTGGAACATATTTAGGTGATGGTTCTCAATTATCTGGTATATCATCCACCCCATTTCCATTTACAGGTTCGGCTATAATAACTGGGTCTTTAACTGTACTTGGGGAATTTAACGCATTTAGAGTAAATTCTACTAACTTATCATTAGGATCGGGGGCTGGGTTTAATAATACTATTAATGGGCCTAGAAATGTATTTTTGGGACAAAATGCGGGGTATACAAATACAACTGGAGATGATAATGTTTGTATTGGCTATGCAGCAGGATATGCATTAAGCACAAATGCATCAGACTTTAATGTTTTTATAGGTAGGTTAGCAGGAGCAGGAGGAACAAGTCCTGTAGCTAGAATGAGTGATGCTAATTATAATATTGGTATAGG